TAAAGGTCAAAAAGGTGAAATAGGTGGAACAGGTGGAACAGGCCCAACAGGACCTACAGGCCCAACTGGCCCAGGAGGAGCTAAAGGTGCTACTGGATCAACAGGACCTACAGGGCCAGGCGGAGGAACTGGGCCTACAGGACCTAAGGGTCAAAAAGGACAAGCAGGTGGAACAGGTCCAACTGGTGGAACAGGACCTACAGGTGGCACAGGACCTAAGGGTCAAAAAGGTGCTACAGGTGGAACAGGGCCTACTGGGCCAGGCGGTGGCACAGGACCTACTGGACCTAAGGGTCAAAAAGGTGCAACTGGAGCTACAGGACCGGGCGGAGGAACAGGACCTACTGGTGGTACAGGACCTACTGGTGCTAAAGGTCAAAAAGGACAAGCAGGTGGAACAGGTGGAACAGGTGCAACAGGGCCTAAAGGACAAAAAGGACAAGCAGGTGGCACAGGTGGTACAGGGCCAACAGGACCAACAGGACCAGGTGGTGGTACAGGTCCTAAAGGGCAAAAAGGTGCAGCAGGTAGTAATGGTAGTAATGGTGGAACAGGACCTACAGGACCAACCGGACCTACAGGACCAACCGGACCTACAGGCCCAGGCATAAGCTCAAGTTCAAATACACAGTTAAACTCAATAGGTGTAGGTACAGGAGCGTCTGGAACTACAGGTGAGGTAAGAGCTACAAACAATATTACTGCTTACTACTCAGATGAAAGACTAAAAGAGTTTGAAGGGCCTATAGATAACGCACTTGAAAAAGTATTACAGCTAACAGGTTACTATTACAAAGAGAATGAACTAGCTAAAGAGTTAGGTTATGATAATGAAAGAAGACAGGTAGGTCTTAGTGCGCAAGATGTTAAGAAAGTCTTGCCAGAAGTTATAACCGAAGCTCCAATAGACGATCAGTATCTAACAGTATGGTATGATAAACTCATACCATTGCTTATAGAAGCTATAAAGGAGTTAGCTGACAAAGACTAAAACACAGGAGGTGTTATGAATTCAATTTGGCAGATGTGGCAAGGGGGTGTTGACCCTACAGTTTGCGACAGAATAATTTTAGAGTGCGAACAATTACAACCTATGGAAGCCGTCATAGGGGATGGTCGTAATATAGAACAATCACTAAATACACAGGTTAGACGTTCTGAAGTACGATGGGCAGGTCATATAGGTTGGATAAAAAACTTAGTACAAGACTTTGCTTCTCGTGCTAATAAACAAGCGTTTGGTTTTGATATATCATTCTTAGAAGACATCCAATACACTATCTACAATGGCACTGATGAAGGCTACTACGATTGGCACTTTGATACATTCTGGGGTAACAGCACAGCCTTTGATAGAAAAATAAGTCTAATTATACAACTCAGTAATCCTAGTGAGTATGAAGGTGGCGAGTTTTTGATAGACAAACAATACGAACAACCAGATCCAATGCAACTTAAAACACGAGGAACCGTGCTTTGCTTTCCATCACCTATACGACATACAGTAAAACCAGTAACTAGTGGCGTGCGTAAATCTTTAGTAGCCTGGATAGAAGGACCGAAATTTAAATGATTGTAGTAGTAGATAAAGTTTTTTACCCTGCAACTCTAGAGACTATAAACAACGAGAACAAACATACTTACTTTAAAAAAGAAGAAGAACATGACAACGCTATAGTTGCTAGACGTCTTATGAATACAGCAGCTAATTATTTTAACTTTAATAACCAAGTAGGGTATGACATATGGTTTCATAGAAATGGTATGCCAGATTGGCACCAAGACAGAGATGAACAAACCTTTTTTAAAACAGGACAAAGCCACTTTCCTATATGCTCTATAGTCTTTTATCCACATGTAAAAGATTTAGTAGGTGGTGAGCTTATATTTAAAAACAACATGCGTATAACACCAGTGTCAAATAGACTTGTCATGTTTGGTCCTGGACTAGAACACAAAGTTACACCTATACAAAGTGGAGAAAGAGTGTCTATGAATATAAACTCCTGGAACTATGATATAGAAGTAGCCACGGAATTTAACTAATGAAAAAATTTGTAATAAACCTAAAGAGTAGACCTGAACGTAAACAACACTTTATAGATAAAAACCCAACCTTAGAAGACTATACTTTTGTAGAAGCTGTAGATGGTTTGACTCAAAATTTATCTGAATATAAAACTAGGCCAGGGTGGATAGACCCATTCCAGAGCAGAGGTATTGTACCTACAGAAATAGCTTGTTTTCTATCTCATAGAGAGATGTGGAAAAAATGTGCGCAACTAGATGAACCTATTTATGTAATAGAAGATGATGCAATCATAAATGTAGATAGATGGGATGAACCTTTTTATGACCGCACCATAGGGTATTGGGACTTTTTGTATTTACAACGCAATGAAAACGAACCAGAAAATACTATAAAAGTATCTGACAGGCTAGAAAGACCTTGGTACCCATACAATACAACTGCGTATGTGATCTCACCAAAAGGTGCACGAAAGCTGTTAAATACTAATATACTAGAAGAAGGTATAATACCAGTAGACGAATACATACCTGAACAAATCAGAAACGCTAGTCTTATGGCACTTGCTTTACAAGAAGACTCTTGCAATCAAGCTACTAGAGATGTGCTACCTTCTGATATACGTAACGATAGGAGAGATATGACTATACATGTAATAACAATTGGCACAGACGATAGCAAAATGCAAAAGCTATATGATTCTGCGGCTAAACACGATATAAAAATACAGAACTGGGGCTCAGGTGTTGAGTGGAGAGGGTCAGATATGACAGGGCCAGGTGGTGGTCAGAAAGTAAATATACTAAAGTCTAATATAAACATTCTTCCGGACACGGATATTTTACTTTTTACAGATTCGTACGACGTTTTTTACGCAGACAACTTAGAAACAATTAAAGAAAGATACTTGGATATGGGCCATAAGGTACTTTTTTCTGCAGAAGAAGTATGCTGGCCCGATCCTAGTTTAGGCAATCAGTTTCCTTCCGTACACACCAGATACAGATATCTTAACTCTGGTACGTTTATAGGTGAGGTAGGAGAAATAAAAAAGATACTAGATCACAATGTTATAGAAGATCATCAAGATGACCAATTGTTTTACCAACAAGCATACCTAGAAGGTCTATATGATATCGGTCTTGATGTAGAAGCTTACATCTTTCAATGCCACGAACCTAATATAACTACGCTAGGCAAGCAGTTACATAACCAAGAAACTACTTGCTGTCCTTGTATATACCATGGTAACGGTGATGACTCTGCAAAAGATAACTTTGAACGTATCTACAAAGAGATGTACCCACAATACAACTTGTTTCATACACCTACCCACAACTATGAAGTCATAGAAAAAGACATGATATTGATAGATTTTATGTCAGAACATCAGTGCCAAAGACTTATAGAACTAGCAGAACAAAATGCAGAGTGGAAAAGTTTACCTAACGACACTTATCCTGCACAAGAGATAAGACTAAAACAACTTAATATTTACCAAGAGTTAGAAGAACACTGGCAAAAACATGTCAAACCTATAATAGAACCTTATTGGAATCCTATGGTTGTAGAGGGCGTAAGAGATGCGTTTATGTTGAAGTATTCTACTGATTCACAAACAAAACTAGCGCTACACCATGACTCATCGCATGTAACTGGTTCAGTAAAATTAAATAAAAACTACAAAGGTGGCGAGTTATTCTTCCCTAGACAGGGTATAAGCAATGCTGATATACCTGTAGGTAAACTGCTTTTGTTTCCAGGACAAGTTACGCACCCGCACGAATGTGTCGAACTTACTGAAGGCACTAAGTACAGTCTTACTATATGGTCACAAAGGTACAAAGGCGATATACTGTAGGAATGTACACAGCAACACAGCTTACACAAGATGACATACATACTCTCTACGAACAACGTATCTTACAAGATCTAGTTTTAAATTCTAGAGAGTATATAAATAGGGGTACTTATGCTTATCCAGGGATAGATGCTACTCCAGAACAAATAGCAGCAGCTAGCGATGAATCACATACTGAAGAATGGCTTAATATATGCCTGGGGGCTTTGTCTCAACCAGGAGGTGTTATCTTAGCTACTTATGTAAATGACTATCTTGTATCTCTATTTATGGGATTTATTAATGATGATGGCGAGTATCATTTGTGTAACTGTTTGTTTAGACCAGATGCAGATGGCACGAAAGGTTTTTTATTTGTGCCTGAATATCATAATGTTTTAGGTAAATTAGAAAAATCTTTAGGTGCTACTGTAGCTTATACTTATGTAGATATAGGTTCTCCTATACATGACAGCTTAGCATCTTGGATAAACTATTTTAAAGACATGGAAGAGTCCAATGTAAAAAATTGGAGCAGCATGGTAAACTTAGGGGAAGTTACTCAAGATTATGCTGTACCTGAAGGTGCAACAATGCCGGGTATAAAGGATAGTTATAGCTGTACTTTTACAAAATACAAGATGGAGTATTACTAATGCCCTTTTTTACAAGTGAAAATATAGATAATGCAGAATTAGCATCTACCTACCGTACACCTCAACAGGGTGTATCAGCTAAGTCTAATTCTAATGTAGCTTTATCTGACTACAGACTTATGACCACAACAAGAAATGGTGCTGTAGGCAATGCTGTCAATCATCCTCAATCCACAACTATAGCTTATTCGGATCTTGCAGATACCTGTGGTCTTACGGGTGTAACCACATCAGCAACTACTGGATCAACTAAAGGACAGACAACCACTACTTACCATGGTGTTTTTACTTCTGGTTCTAAACTGCTTATATCAGGGTTAACTAACAGTACGGCGCAAGGTTTTTTTGGTTTGGGTGCAACAAATGGTGCTTCTACCCCTGCTGGAGCTTCTGGAACTAATGTCCGGAACGGAAACTTTCAAGTAGCTAGTTTTCCATCCGTTACTAATGGAGTAACGAATATTGCAGGTATGGGGTCTAAAAGTGCTCCTCTTGGCGGTGGTACTCTGTATTTTGTAGTATCTAACTCTGGGTATCAGGTAAGTGCTCCACCAGAAAACTGTTGGACTACAATACGCGTACGAAACCTTAACCCAAATGGGTATTACCAAGTCACCCTTAGTGGTACTACTTATACTTTTTACAATTCTACAGATACTTTTAACAGGTCTGATGGCTGGACTAGTTTTACTTCTGGTACTAGTAGAGTATTTCAAGCTAGTTATTCTGGTGGTTTTACAAGCGGAACCTACGCTAGCAACACTACTTTCGTTTACAACAAACCTTGTATAGTTGAGATCATATAACATATAATCTATCTATGGCCACGGTTAAAGAAACATTAGCAAAGATCGAAGCGCACGAAAGAGAGTGCAACATTCGATATTCTGCTATTGAAAAACGCTTAGACAAAGGAGACGCTAAGTTTGACCGTATGGACACTAAGTTCACCACAATGATTATAGGTGTGTATCTACTTATCATTGGGTCTAATCTATTATAGGAGGTAATCATGGCAAAAGCCGAAAAGCAAGTACCACAAGTAATCAACTTTGATGGTAAACAATACGATATATCTAAAATGACTGAGCGCGTAGCCGAGCAGTTTAACATGTTAGTTAGACTACAAAGCGAGTGGCAGGATGCTAGTTTTAACCTTAAGAAGGTAGAAGCAGCACAGAAAACCGTTGTCACAGAACTGCAAGTCTTTATGAAAGAAGATAACATCAAAGCAGTAGACGACAGGATAATAACCCCATGAATATAGAATTACTAAAAGAAGAGATTAAAAGACACGAAGGTGAGGTTTTAGAGATATACAAAGATAGTCTAGGCTACAAAACACTTGGCGTAGGCCATCTTTGCCAACCTAACGATCCTGAATATAACTGGGAAGTAGGCACACCAGTTACTCAAGAAGTAGTAGACATGTATTATGAGGATGATTTTATTAAACATCTAGATGAAACATTGCATGTGTTTGGTAAGGAAGAAGATTTTTATAACCTGCCCGAAAATATTCAACACGTGTTGGTAAATATGTGTTTTAATCTAGGAGGGACTAGGCTTTCTAAGTTCCGCAACATGCTAGCAGCATGCAGAGAGCATGATTGGAAAAGGATGGCTGCTGAAATGGAAGACAGCAGATGGTTTAATCAAGTAGGAAGAAGGAGTCGAGAACTGCAGAAGTCAGTTCTGAATACTGTATAATGAACAAATGGCATATATTAAACTTAATACTTTTGGAGGGCTCGCTCCTAAAGCTTCACCACGTCTCTTAAAGGATGAACTAGCTACAGTAGCTACGGATGTAAACCTTGAGAGTGGTCGTTTAGTGCCTATCAGAGATAACTCTGACACTTTAACTCTTTCTAATTCCAACAGACAATCTATATTTAAATACACCGATAACCCAGAACGTTGGCTACAGTTTGATGAAGATGTAGATGTCGTGCGTAGTCCTATACCAGGAGATACTAACGACACGATATACTGGTCAGGTCAATCTTTTCCTAAAATGGGTAGAAGTTCTGATGTTATAGGTGGTAGTGTATTTCCAAATGCTGGTTATCGATTAGGTATTCCTGCCCCAACTGCAGCTCCCACAGTGGCAGTAGGTGGGGGTACCACCCTCAATATAACAATAACAACTACTAATGAAAGTTCTACTATAACTGTTACTACTGCATCAGCTCATGGCGCTTCAGTAGATGACTACATAACAATTGCAAATGTAACAGGTACGATAGGTGGTATAGCCGCCTCTGATATAAACGGTACCTTTAGGATAAGAACAGTTCCTAGTGATACTACAGTTACAGTTATTTTATCTGCAGCTGCTACTTCTGGTGTTACTAGTAGCTCTATATCAAATGGTGCTAGCTTTGGTGAAAATTCAGATGCAGAATTAGATTACGATACTAGCTTTGTATATACTTTTGTATCTGCATATGGAGAAGAAGGTCCACCATCACCAGCTTCTGCTGTTATAACTACAGATGATAATATGTCTGTAAACCTATCTAGTTTAGAAACATCTACAAGTATTACTAATACAAACTTATCAAAGAAAAGAATATACAGGTCTAATACAGGTTCTAATACAACAGAGTTTCAGTTCGTAGCAGAGCTTGCTTTGTCAGCTACATCTTACACGGACACTTCTAAAAACAGCGAGCTAGCTGAAGTTATACCTTCTAGTGATTGGATTGCACCACCAGATGATAATACGTCTTTATATCCAGACGGACCTATGAAAGGCTTATTAGCCTTGGGCAACGGTACTTTTGCTGGGTTTACTGGCAATAGAATATGTTTTAGTGAAGCGTATCAACCGCACGCTTGGCCTGCTAATTACAGAATAGGTATAGAAGAAAAAATTGTTGGCATGAAAGCCACTTCTAATGGTCTAATTGTTACTACAGAAGGTCCACCTTATCTAGTAACAGGTACAGATCCATCTGCTATGGTAGCTATAAAAATAGAAACAGCAGAAGCCGGACTAAGTAAAAGGTCTATGGTAGATATGGGAGAGTCTGTTTATTATGCTGGCCCTAACGGCCTTATGGTTGCAGCAGGTGCAACAGCACAAAACTTAACAGAAGGTTTAATAACACCAGAACAATGGCAAGCTAATTATTACCCTTCTACTATTACAGGTTTTTATTGGCAAGGCAGATATGTAGGTTTCTACAATACAGGCTCTGGTTTTGGTGGTTTTATATTCGACCCCCGACAAGGTACAAATGCCCTAGTAGATTTAGATGCAAATGCTTTGATACGTGGCGGTTTTACTGATCCAGATGACAACCAGCTATATTTAATAGTAGGTAACAAAATTAAAAAGTTCCAAGGCAGCACTAACAACCTTACGTACAATTGGAAGAGTAAAGAGTTTGCAGTTGCACGGCATACAAGTTTTGGTTTTGCAAAGGTAGATGCAGAAGCTTATCCAGTAACACTAAAAGTATATGGAGATAATAGTGTTATCTATAATGCTACTATTTCTACGAGCGGTAGTGGTTATAGTGTAACGGGAACTACTCCTAGTTTTAGTGCCACAGCTATACCTGAACCAGTAGTGCGTTTACCAGCAAGTGTACATAAAACTTTTGCTTTTGAAGTAGAGTCTGCAAAAGTTATAAATGAGGTATGCCTAGGAGAGTCTATTGTAGAGCTTAAGGGTGTGTAATGGCTAAAACTAAACTACCTGCTCTTAAGAACATACCACCTAAAACTGATAGAGAGCTAAAGCTTGCTTTAGATGCAATTAAAGAAGCCTTAGAAGTAAGACTAGGCCAACGTGGTGACCCACTAGATAGAGCTGTTACTCTCAGAGAGTTAGAAGACTCTGGTATTGTAAAGGTAAAAAATAAAAAGGTAGGTGTATCTGGTGGTATATCACAACCCCCAGGCACAGGTGGTTCTACAACCCCGCCGCCTGCTCCTAGTACATTAGAAGCTTCTGCTGCATTTACTTCTATAACTTTATCTTGGACTAAGGCTAGTTATGGCAATCATGCTTACTCAGAGATATGGAGATCACAAGACAATGCTCTTGGCGGTGCCGTACGTATAGCAACTACTAATGCTTTTGTGTACACGGACGAGGTCGGATATAACCGAAAATATTATTATTGGGTTAGGTATGTAAGTGCGTCGGATGTAGCTGGCCCCTGGAACGATACCGAAGGCACGTCAGCTACTACAGCAGTTGATGTAGGCGCAGTCATGCAACAGCTTAGTGAGGAACTAGCTAACCTACCTGGCTTTAGTACTTTGCAAAATGATATAACTGTAAATGTAGATGGTGTAAGTTCATCTTTAGCTAGTGCTTTAGGTACATTAGATACCGCAGCTGCATCCGCTCAGTCTGCTGCTAATTCTGCTCAGTCTGCTGCTAATGCTGCTCAAACAACTGCTAACGCTATTACTACTAATGCTACTAGAGTTATAAAATCTACTTCTGCTCCTACACAAAGAGCTGACGGCACTGCTTTACAGGCCCATGACATATGGGTAGATACAGATGACAACAACCAGGTGTATGCACGTAACTCATCTAACAACGGTTGGGAGAAAGCAAGAGATGCTACTCTCGTGTCAACGATAGGATCTGCTAGCTTTAGCGGGTCCGATTTAACTACTGCAATGGCCTCAGCTCAGGGTAGCATCGCAACTTTGACAACTGACACTAGCTCTAATGCAACTGCTATAAATCAATTAGAAACTAATATTGATCTTCGTAATAGAACTTTTATTAGTGCTTCAGCTCCTACTGCAACTAACACAGGCGATCTCTGGATAGACTCAGATGACAACAACAAGTTATACCGTTGGAATGGCAGTTCGTGGGTAGCAGTTAATGATACATCTGGAATAGCTGTTTACGCACAAAATAGTCAGCCAACTGGTAGTAATGTAGGTGACCTTTGGTTTGATACAGATGACAATAACAAACAATACAGGTATAACGGAACTGCATGGGTAGCAGTAGACGATTCTAGGCTGGCTGCTAACTCTACTGCTATAACTCAGTTGCAATCTACAACATCTACGCAAGGTCAAAGTATAACTACAAACGCTACCGCCATAACAAATCTACAAAGCACTCTTACTGGCTACTCTGGGTCTAGTACCGTAGCTTCTGCTATCTCTGGACTACAGACACAGATAACTAATAATGATGGAGATATCACTAGTATTTCTGGTGATGTTTCAGCATTACAAACTAGCATAAATCTAAGAAACAGAACCTTTATAAGTACCTCTGCACCAACTGCAGACAACACGGGTGATTTATGGATAGATTCAGATGACAATAATAAGCTCTATCGTTGGAACGGTAGTTCGTGGGTAGCAGTCAATGATACTTCTGGTATTGCAGTATACGCACAAAACAGTGAGCCTACTGGTAGTAACGAAGGCGACCTTTGGTTTGACACTGACGATAATAATAAACAATACAGGTACAATGGCAGTGCTTGGGTAGCCGTAGACGATTCCAGATTAGCAGCTAATTCTACTGCTATAGGACAATTACAAACTACAACATCTACACAAGGCCAAAGTATAAGCACCAACGCTAGTGCAATAACCGCATTGCAAAGTACTCTTACTGGCTACTCAGGATCTAGCACAGTAGCCTCAGCAATAAGTGGACTACAAACACAGATAACTAATAATGACGGAGACATTAGTAGTATTTCAGGGAAAGTTACAGCACTAGAAACTACTATAGATGTACGTAACAGAACTTTTGTACAGACTTCTGCACCAACTGCAGACAATGCAGGTGACCTCTGGATAGATTCAGATGACAATAACAAACTTTACCGCTGGAATGGTAGCTCCTGGGTTGCGGTCAACGACACTTCAGGCATTGCTGTTTACGCACAAACTTCAGAACCTACAGGCAGCAACGTTGGCGATTTATGGTTTGATACGGACGACAATAATAAACAGTATAGATATAACGGGACAGCTTGGGTAGCTGTAGATGACGCTAGACTAGCTGCTAATGCTTCTGCAATATCTTCATTACAAACTGCTACTACTACCAACGCTGGAGACATATCCACTATTTCAGGGCAAGTTACTCAATTAGAAACTGATATAGATTTAAGGAACAGAACTTTTATTAGCACTTCTGCGCCTACCGCTACTAATACAGGTGATATTTGGATAGATTCAGATGATAACAACAAACTCTATCGTTGGAGTGGCAGTGCTTGGGTAGCTGTTAATGACACTTCGGGCATAGCAGTTTACGCTCAAAACTCGCAACCTAGTGGAAGTAATGCAGGCGACCTTTGGTTTGATACAGATGATAATAATAAGCAATATCGTTATAACGGAAGCGCTTGGGTAGCTGTAGATGATCTTAGATTAGCTGCTAATGCTTCTGCTATAACTCAGTTGCAAACAAACACTAGTACAAACGCAGGGAATATAAGTACAAACGCTACTGCTATCCAGGGGCTACAAACAAATATCGACCTGCGTAATAGGACTTTTATACAGACTTCTGCTCCTACTGCTAGTAATGCAGGGGACCTTTGGATAGATTCAGACGATAACAATAAGTTGTATCGTTGGAGTGGTAGCGCCTGGGTAGCTGTTAATGATACTTCTGGTATTGCAATTTATGCTCAAAACTCACAACCTACTGGTGCTAACGTTGGTGATATCTGGTACGACACTGATGCTAACAATAGAGTGTATCGTTGGAATGGTAGCTCTTGGGTAGAAGTTACAGACGCTAGAACTGCATCTAATGCTAGTGCTATAACCCAGTTGCAAACGGACACTAGTACCAACGCGGGTAACATTACTACTAATGCTGGTGCTATAACAAATCTACAAGCTGCCATAAGTGGTTATACTGGTAGTGGTGCTATTGCTAGTGCTTTTAATTCTACTAACGTAAACGTTTCTACTAATGCAAATAACATCACTGCTAACATTAATTCTATAACTGCTTTACAAGCAACAGTAGGACTAGAGTTTGGTGTACGTATCAAGACCACTAATACTAGTAAAACTGTAACTATACAAACTGTAACTAACTCTGCTGGTTCAACAACAACTTCTGCCCATGGTATAAGTTCTGCTGACGTAACCGCAGGAGCTTACATTACACTAGTAGGAGCTACAGCAGTTGGTGGTATAACAACTACTCAACTAAACAAGACACACAAAATACAATCTGTGCCAAACACTACTAGCTTGACCATAGAGATTACTGGTGATGCAGCTACTTCTACTACTGCTTTTAGTAGCTACACAGCTACTGTTAATAATATTATTGGTGCCTATGCAGGTGTTGCTGAACTAGCTAATGCAACAGCAGATTTAGAAGGTAATGCTCAGGCATCTTATGTTTTACAAGTAGCCGCTAACGGTTCTGTAGCAGGTATGGTTATCGAAGCAAATGCCTCAGATGGTGGTACCGCTTCTTCGGTTCAGTTCCAAGCAGATAAGTTTGCTATATGGAATGGTTCTAGTAGCTCCGCTCCGTTTATTGTAGATAGTGGTGTTGTTTATATAGACACAGCCAGGATCAAAGATGGTTCTATTGCAGCAGCAAAGATAGGTTCTTTGAGTGCGGACGTGATTACCACAGGATCTATGAGTGCTGCACGTATAACATCGGGCGTTATGGATGCTGCACGTATATCTGGTGGTGTTATACAGTCTACTGATTTATCTACTAACGGTTCAACGACTATACATGGCGGTAATATCCAAACAAATACCATAGCCGCCAGTGCTATCAATGCTTCCTTTATACAAGCAAGTGACCTAGGTTCAAGTGGATCAACCGTGATCGATGGTTCACGTATTACAACTGGTCAAATTTCTGCAGATCGTATTGATGTTGAAGACTTAATCTTACCAACTATAAACAAAAAAGTATTAGGTACTACTATTGGTGGGTTTGCTAACAACGACATGAGGCTTGCTCAGGTAGGAGAAATAGGAACAGAACGTGGTGTATATATGGGCTACGTCAGAGTATTTGGTGGCAACGGTCAAGTTAAAACTTTAAGTATTGCTATAGGAGATGGTACTTATTCTAGTGGTGGTTCGGGTGTGCAACTTTCTGGTGCCGCTGATGCTTACAGTAATGATCCTAACTCTGGTACTTTGCCGATGGCTGATACAGGAGGAATACAATATCATTCTAACAGGGCTGAGTTCTGGGCTGGTATAGCAAGATTCCAAACTATGACCGCTGTAGCTCAGATATCTGTTACGTTTAAAAAGATAAGTGCAAACACCATACCTACACGTTTGTATATACACGCTCAGGGTGATGGGGGAACTAGGTATTTAACTAGTGTAGAGTATTCATTCCAGAGATTAGCTCTTAATCAACCTGAACAATTTACATTTAACGATATAACAGGCAATATGTCGTTCAATACAGTTATGTATTCTAATACTATTACATTAGCTGGTACTGGTTTTGATAGCGGCACAGCAACTTTGACTGGACACAACACAAGAGCAATGAGTATAAATGGGGGATCATATCAACAAACTCCTGCTACTGTTTCTGTTGGGGACACCATACAGTTAAAAGTAACAAGTGGAGCAAATCAGAACGGCGCAATTAGGCAAGCTACTCTTACTATACAAGGTGTAACGGAAACTTATAGTGTGACTAACGCAGGTCAATTCGGAGGTATGTAATGAACCCTTGTGCTAGTTGTCAAATGTGCTGCCGTAGTAAGATAAAACCAAAAAGACCTGCTGTATTTTTAACAGAAGAAGAAACAAAACGATTTGGTTTTAGTAGTATTACATACACAAAACGAGACGATATGTATAAATGTAAGTTTTTAGCTGAAGACGGTTGCACCTTAAAAGAAGATCGTCCAACAATGTGTAAACTCTGGCCTATGGTTGCAGAAGAAACAGGTTTTAGTGTTAGTAACCGTTGTCCACACACTGACTACTTTATCACACCAGAAAACAAGAACTTGATTGAAACACTTACAATAGTAGATAAGATGTATTTAAATAAAGTTAAAGGAAGGGAAAAAGGAATATAATGGCTTTACATAATTTTGATTACACATATGAATTTCTAGGTTGTGAAACTACATATAAAAGCGCATCTGATAAAACTCCTATTGTAGCTCAGGTTACTATTAACATTACTGCAGTAGATAAAGCAGATGATTCTAAGACTATGACTTTACAATCAACTAGAGCTATAGATCATTGTCATTTACAAAGCCAAGATTTACCAGAAGATTTTATACAAGTAGCTGATATAACAGAAGACGATTTTATTGGGTGGCATAACGCTGGTGTAGCAACTGCAGATTTAGATGGCTATTTTACATGGCAAATCTACGGCTATGCAGAAATGGATGGAACGTGATAATATAAGCTATGGCGTACAAAAGAAAAACAACAAGAAAGAAGCCAACACGTAAGAAGTCTCTTACTAAAAGACAAGAGGCTAGTATGAGTAGGCATTCTAAACACCACACCGCAAAGCATATGAAGTACATGAAGAACCTTATGATGAAGGGTAGTACTTTTACTGCTGCACATAAAAAAGCACAAAAAGCTGTAGGAAAATAATGTACGAGTATAAGTGTGGTGTAACTAGAATAGTCGACGGTGACACGGTCGATTGTGAAATAGACCTAGGCTTCGATATTATATATAAGTCTCGTGTCAGACTATACGGGATCGACACGCCAGAGTCACGAACAAGAGATTTAGATGAAAAAGCTAGAGGTAAACTAGCTTCTAAGTTTTTATCAGAGCATATATTACATGCTGACAAATTAGTAATACAAACAAAACTAGACAAGAAAGGGAAGTTCGGTAGAGTTCTAGGCGTCATCGTTGCAGATGGCGTGGATCTAAACCAAGCGCTTATAGATAATTATCTAGCTGTTGCTTATACAGGGCAAAGCAAAGATGACATCAAAGCACAACATTTAGCAAACAAGGAGGAGCTGTTAAAGCTTGGAAAATATGAAGAAGTTATTAGGTAATATCGTAGGGAGCGTAGCTCCAACATTAGGTGCAGCACTAGGTGGTCCATTAGGTGGCATGGCTGGTGATGTTATATCAAAAGTCTTAGGTGTAGAAAACAATCCAGCATCATTAGAAAAAGCAATTGCAACTGCTTCGCCAGAACAGCTCATGGAGATAAAAAAGGCAGAGATAGCTTTTGAAAAGCAAATGAAAGAGCTGGATGTAGACATATACAAAATAGAAGCTGAAGAAAAGAAAGATGCACGTAAACATTTTTCTAAAGATTGGACAGCAAGAATCATAGGTATAGCCATGGTTGGTGGTTTTCTTGGTTATATCTTCCTCGTAACGCTACAACCACCAGAGCAGAATAGTGAGGCCCTGATTAATCTCGTGTTAGGCTACTTAGGTGGTTTAGCGTCCGCAGTCATATCCTTTTATTTCGGGGCCTCCAATAAACAAGACTAATGGACTCAGCAGTAACCCTTATACAAGAAGTTGGGTTTCCTATAGCAGCAGCATTAGGTTTAGGATGGTTTATCTATAAGTTGATAATGCGTATTGTCGATGGCATGGAAACTAAATTAGACGTAGTAGATGAGAAAGTAGCGGAACAGATCGCAGCTATAGAAGAACGCCTAGGCGGGAAACTTGACTCTCAGCATGGTATACTAGTAGCATTAATAGATAGAATACGTAGCCTAGACAATGAAATTATTAGGCAAGACACGTTAATTAAAACTATTTTAGGAGTGCCGCAGTTAATTGATAGCAACAAGATAGCTAAGGCAGATAGAGATGACCAAAGGAAAGATTAGTTTAGTACTACTTCTTACAGCTAGTGTCAGTGCTGATGAAATGGTACACAAGTTCAAAAGCCCATCCTTTAGTGGAGTGGGCACATCTTCACATTATCTAACTATTGAGAACCAAGAATACAATAGAAAGGAAGCGAACAAGGCTGAACTGAAAGCCTATAAAGAACAGTTAAAAAGGGACGCCGAAAACACTACACTTGCTAGGTTTATACGTAACTTAGAAAGTAGAATCTACGCACAGCTATCCAGGCAGTTAGTAGATGCACTATTTGGAGAGACACCTAGTACATCGGGTGTCTTGGAGTTAATGGGTAATACTATTGAGTATTCTGTAAGTGATGACGGCACTATGATAACGTTGAAGATTACAGATGCTGAAGGAAATACTACAGAAATTACCGTACCTATTGGTTCCTTTACTTTCTAGTTGCGCGTCATTACTGTTTGACCCAATAGAAAATAATATAAACCCTGTACGACATATAGAAGAAGCTACTATAGATGAGCTAGTTATTACTGAGCTCGCTGATGTCCGTACGCCTACCAGGAAACCTACCGTTGCAGTGTACGCAAGTGCATTTACAGATCAAACAGGACAAAGACTTAGTAATTCTATGTATGCAAGCTTCTCTACAGCTGTTACACAACAACCGAGCGCATACTTAATTAAAGCATTAAAAGATGCAGGCAGAAATAACAATGGTTTTTTCACGGTGGTCGAGCGTATAGGAATCGACAACCTTACAAAAGAAAGACAGATCATACGTAGCGGTAGAGAGCAGAATAAAGACAGCAATAAACTAGGCACACTTTTGTTTGCTGGTTTATTACTTGAAGGCTCCGTCGTGTCGTACGAAGCGAACGAGACCAGCGGTGGCGCGGGTGCTCGTTATTTAGGGATAGGTATATCTAAGGCCTACAGAACTGATACATTGACGATCCAGCTTCGTCTTATATCGGTTAGTAGCGGTCAGGTACTAGTTGAGAAATTAGTAACTAAGACCATTCTTAGTGTATCATTATCAGACGACGTGTTTCGCTTTATCGAGGATGGCACTGAGCTAGTCGAGATAGAAAGTGGTGTAGTTAGGAATGAGTCAGGAAGTCTTGCTCTGCGCTCTGCTATAGAAACCGCCGTGTTAGGAATTATCACGGAGGGTGAACAAGCTGGATATTGGAGCTACAAATGAAAAAACTCTTACCCTTATTGTTGGTTGGTTTTTTGTATGCAGATAACGAAGTGTACGTGGACCAGGCAGGTAACAACGCTAATATAGATTTAGAGCAACTAGGCTCGTCTAATATTATTGGTGGGCTACAAGCTGCTACTGGTAACATGACTCCTCTAGACCTTGATGGTTTGAATCTAACTTTAGATATAAACCAAATAGGTGACTCTAACAAATTCCTTGGTGATATCTTAGGTGATAACATCGTAGGTTTTTTTGAGTTTGATGGAGACAGTAACGACTTTACCATACAAGTAGACCCGACTAACACCTACGGTGCAGACGACGGTAACTTCAATGTAGATGTGACAGGTTCAAGTAATGAATTTGAACTGGATATAGGTACAACTGCTCTTGCTTCTACACTTGACCTAGATTGGATTATACAAGGTGACTCTAACGAGTTAGACTTTAGTATAAACTATGACTTAGGTACTAACTATGTAGATATAGATGGTGACTCAAACACTGTTAATTTTACTGGTAGTGGTAAACAAGGTGGATACTTCTATCTAGATCAAACAGGCAATGGCAGAACTTATAACATTACACAATCATCTACATTGGCGGCCGATTGGCTTAAGATTATTTCTACTGGTAACACTGGCACTGTGTGCGTCATTCAAAATGACGGCGGCACAAGCACCAGCTGCTAGTATTGGAGATATATCAGAGCTTACAGGCAATGCTGAAGTTTTAAGGGATCAGCCTTACGGGGCTGAACTCGACTTTCCTATCCAACAGATGGACGATGTTCGTACGACTGTTGGACGGATAGCTATTACCTTTTTAGATGATTCCATTGTTAAATTAACCGAGCACTCAAAGCTCGTAATTACTGAATATATCTACGACCCAGACCCATCTAAAGGTAAGATGGCAATGAAGTTTGCCAATGGTACTGCTAGATTTATCAGTAGCAAACTAGGCAAAATTGATAAAAAGAATATTAGACTATCTACACCTACGGCTGACATTGCTATTCGTGGAACCGACTTTACGTGTACTGTGGATGAACTTGGACGTTCGCTTATTATTCTATTACCTGATGCTAACGGTATATCTAGTGGCGAGATACTTGTCACAACTGCAGCTGGTACTGTTACGCTCAACAAACCATACGAAGCAACAACTGTAGATGTGTGGGAGAACTCACCTAGCAGTCCCGTTATATTAGACCTAACATTAGACATCATAGATAACATGTTGATTGTCACTCCTCCGGACGAAGAAAAGTTATCCACAGAACAATCCACAGCGTCCGTAGGAGATAGTGGTGCTATTTTAGATATAGATTACCTAGAGTTTAATGAACTAGAACAAGACTACCTAGCTGAAGATGCTTTAGAATTCACAGAATTAGATATAAATTTTTTAGATGTAAACTTCTTTGAAGATTTACTAGCAATTATAGAAGAAGTAGACCAACTAGGTGCAGACAACTTATCCACAGGCACACTTGTACAAGGTACAGCTATAGGACAAGATTTAGAAACACAAATAATTACATTGCTCCAGGGGGAGCAAATAGCTTTTCAAAGAAAGGTCACGCAAAATGCTCAGTTGACCGTAGATGCTTCGCAGGGTTACACTATTATATTAATACAGGATGGTAAATTTCAACAGATTGTAGTGAATGGTGGAGGTAACTCTACTATTACCATTACACAGGGGTCAGGATGATCGGATTCACATGCGGAGCTTTTGATTTATTACATGCAGGTCATGTGGTTATGTTTAAAGAAGCCAGGCAGAACTGTAAACACTTAATAGTAGGCTTGCAAACAGATCCATCAATAGACCGACAAGAGAAGAACAAACCTGTCCAATCTATATATGAACGTTACATACAACTCAAAGCAGTTAAGTATATAAATGAAGTAATACCTTATGATACAGAAAAAAGTTTGCTTGATTTATTAAATAGCACACATATAGATATAAGGTTTATAGGAGAAGATTACGTCGATAAACATTTTACGGGCAAAGGAATGCACGAAGTTTATTATACGAGTCGTAAGCATTCTTTCTCTACAACAGAACTAAGGAGTAGAAAATGAAGAAATGGATTTCATTATTAACAATACCAATACTAGCTATACCGCTGCTATTTAACTGGCAGGCAGTAGAGATACTAAAACTAAAAACGTTTGATGCACTCGTACAAACACCAGCAGAGTCTGGTTGGTTTGTAACACTAGATATAACAGAAGAAGACTTAGCTGATTCGGGCGGGTGGCCGTATCCGCGTCAGGACCTTGCACGAATACATGCTGACCTCATGGATGCAGGGGCTTTAGGTGTAGGTTGGGTTATAGCTTTTCCACAAGAAGATAGATTTGGGGGTGATAAAGCTTTTGCAGATACACTTATACAGGGGCCTAGTGTACTAGCAATGTTTGAAAACCCTAACGGTAACTACCCACCTACTACAGGCACAGTTATATTAGGTGACGGTATACCTGTAGAAGCATATAAAAGTGAAGGTGTGTTAGGCAACGTGCCCGTGCTAGCAGAGTCTGCATACCAGGGGATCGCAGTTGCACGAACCGATGTAGATAACTTAGTACGTAGACTACCATTGTTAGTACAAACAGAAGATGGTTGGACTCCGTCATTTGCTATAGAGATTATAAAAATGCTTGGGGGTGCAGACACATATATAATTAGGACCGACCAAGGACAAATAACAGAACTCAAAGTACCTGGATATGGAGAGATACCTGTAGATAATTTAGGCAGACGTTGGGTGTCATGGATAGATACACCAACTACAACCCTGGCAGAAAAAGATGTTGCTGATAAATTTGTATTAGTAGGGGTAACAGCTAAAGGTGTCATGCCACAAATAGCTACACCTGCAGGTCTTAAGTACCCGCATCACGTACAAGCGGCCCTGGCAGAAAGCATGACTGTAGATGTACCGCAGATCCCAGGCCCAGCTTTGTTATATGAATTACTTATATTAGTAGGGGTCTTATCATTAGCAATAGTTATAATACGATTCTCACCTGTTGCAGGTTCTATGGCGGGGGTCGGGCTTTTATACTGCGTGCAAGCTGCAGCTGCTGTTACTCTTGCACGTAACAATATATTAATAGACTTTAGTTATAGTGCATTATCAATGACACTTATATCTGTACAAGAGTTCTGGTTACGTTTTGGTGAGCAATACAAACTAAGACAACAGATAAAGAAACAGTTTGAACATTACCTAGATCCACGGCAGGTAAAAAGATTGCAAGACAACCCTGACTTACTACAACTAGGCGGGGAGAAAAGGTATTGCACTTTCTTATTTACAGATGTTCGTGGGTTTACAGCTCTGTCGGAAAGACTACCACCTGAAGAAGTTACAGAAATCATGAACAAAGTTTTAACCGCACAAGTCGAATGTATTCAGGCCCATGGCGGTATGGTAGATAAGTTCATAGGCGACGCATGTATGGCCATCTTTAATTCCCCCCTAACTATAGATGAACATGAACAACGTGCCGTCGCCTGTGCCCAGGACATGCGCACGGCAGTACGCAACGTAAACAGACAACTAGACCACGATGTAAGAATAGGTATAGGTATAAACTCTGGAGAAGCAGTAGTGGGTAACATGGGCTCGGATAGCAGGTTTGACTATTCGGCAATAGGAGATGCTGTTAATGTAGCAGCACGATTAGAAAGTGCGACTAAAGGAGCAGGTGAAGATATATTAATAGGAGAAACTACTGCAAATAAAGTAATAGAACAAACAGCTTTGGTGTATGTTGGAACTATAAATGTAAAAGGTAAAGAGGACTTGCTAAAGGTGTATACTATATAGATGGCAAGGAACTATAAGAAAGAATATAAAAATTACCAAGGCAAACCTGCTCAAATAAAAAAGAGGGCAATGCGTAATGCGGCTAACAGAATGGCAAAAAGATTAGGGTTGATTAAGAAGGGAGATGGTAATGACGTGCATCATAAAGACGGAAATCCTAAAAATAATAAGAAATCTAACTTAAAAGTAGTAAGACGATCAAAAAACCGTTCTTTCGCCAGAAATAAGAAAGCTGGCAAAAAATGACCTCACAGAATCGCGTGTAACGCATTTTATTAGGGTACCCAAGGCCTTAGGTCCAAAACTACGAATAAATATCTGGCGGGCTTGTGCGTGCGTCCTCTGCGTTTTCTTCTTTTTCCAGTGTTTCAATGAGCTTATTTAGGTACCATTGTGCTTTTAACACGTCTTGTAGTCCTTTTTTAGCTTCATAACGCCACATATACTTTTGAATGTTACCTTTTAGATAACCTTTGAACGCCTCGGGCGTCATACTTTCTTCGATTGCCACAATACATTCCACGTTCCCTGTGTTGTAATGCGGAGGTGAGTTTACATAATCAGTCATTTGTTCCTCCTAAACAAAAATGAGCCAGTCCTTCTATAAACATTGTAAATGGAATAGATTCTTTTTGGAATTGTTTTAACGTAATAAATTTTAAATCAAAGTCTTCGGTTATGAAAACTTGGTTTTTGCAGGCAAGTACTGCGTACACGAATATATTAAATTGTTTTTGACGTTTCAGCCAGATGCGTTGTTGTTCTGATAAGTTAAATTTTATTTTGGAATTGTCACGGCTAGGAAGTTTTTCTGTGTATTTATATTCAATCCAGCAGTGGTTGCTTGGTCCTGAATAGTAGGTGTCGGGAACACCGCCGTGGTAAGGGTCGTTGATTTTCCATCGGTAGATGGTTTTGGGAAGATGCTTGTGCACCTTGTTGATGAACTCCTTTTCTTTCACATAAGGAGCGTAACACGTTCGTGCCTACGACACAATCTGTCGCAGGCCGAACGCACGTAAGTTACTTAGCGAATGAGGTTTCGTAGAAAGCCTTAACCTTGTTATAGATTTCGTCTTTCAACCAGTCAACACCACCAATGTCGATGTTAACCCATGAACCCTTAGCATTGCTTTGTGGTACAGAAGCCATCTTCCACAAGAAAGAGAACCTGTCTCCACCTTGCTTCATGATTTTTGTATTCCATTCTCTAGATACCTTGAGCTTCGATGAAGCACAGTCAAATAGAAAAGGTATGTCAGATATTTCTGCAGTCTTTTCGTCCAACCTTAGTAAGGTATGGATTTGAGTCTGAGTAATATCGTGCTTCTCTAGCTCTAAGTTATTATCACTTAGGTAGTTTTCAGCTTCGGTTCTTGTTGGGAAGTTCCCTACAAGTCCGCCACCTTCTTCACGCTTTCTCCACACCACAAATTCTTCTTTGAAGTGCACATTCACTACGTACATAGATGAACCGTAGTTTTCACCAGTTACAGTATTAATGAAGTCACCCTCTTGGGCTCCGTCAATATACTCACTATGGTTTTTATCTACTTCGTTATTCATCTTCTGTAGAAGTTTTACCCTCGGTACCGATATATGTTCCGAAGATACATTCTCGTTACCTAGTTTAGATCCCGCTTTTACATGAGCCGGGACTTTGCTCGTTACTACGCTTATTTCGTTTGACATCGTTATTTCTCCTTTCGTCATTCGTTTATCGTTATTATTATTATGTTGACCTAAAATTAATTTTGGTCAACTCCGTGCTTTCAACCCCAGGGATATCATCCCCAAGACCGATAGCTTCCCTATAGGCAGTAGCTGACATGCGTTTTTGTAGTAGCTCAAACCTTCCAGTTTTTGCTACGTACTCTTGTAACGCATCCCAGTTATCGACTGTAGGTACAATCTCCTTTTTAAGGGAGAGTGTTCGTCCACCATTAGATATTTTCTCAAGACCTTCGTCTTGCATTCTAATGGCTATCTGTGCTTCGAGCTCTCGCTTTTGCACATTGTATTCTTTCTCTTGTGCTTTTAGGTCTGTGATACCCTCACGCACTCTGCCGTACTCGGCTAATAAGTCATTTAGTTTCTTTGCCATGTCCTACCTCCTGTAATATTGACAATAAGTTTTCCATTCGCCCTAGCTTAGTATTAAGCTTTTTATACACCTCGGGCTCCCAAGTGTTTCTCGCTTGTATAAGTATAGTTTCGGTCTTTTGTGTTTGACCTGCTCTATGTATACGTTGGTTGAATTGTTGAAAGTGTTCTGCATTGTACGTAGGAGAACACCATATGATTGTGTTAGCTTTAGTCAGTGTCAAACCATGACCTGCTGATTGTGGATGACACAACAGCATTTGGATTTGACCAGCTTGGAATCGTGTGACTATGTCTTTTCTCTTCTCAGCTTTGACCGTACCATCTATAACTTCATACGACACACCTTGTTTGTTTGCTAGTTCAATCAATGCGTCACGTTCGTGTCGCCAGTTGAATGCTACCAGGGTATGTGCACGTTGTTCTACAAGAGTCATAACTATGTCATAACGTTCTTGATGAATGAACTGCACCAACTTGTCTTCGTCGTAGACTGCGCCTGTAACTAGCTGCAGGAGCTTTTTGACACGAGCACCCGCATGTACAGCATTGACTGTTCCTGTTTTAGTATACAAAACAGAATCGTCAGCAAGGAGTTTGTATTTTTGCTGTACTTGCTTGGACAAGTTAGTGTTGATTGTACGTGTTACATTGTCAGGTAGATCCATACACTCTGACAGTGCGTAACGTATTGTTATGTCACGCAGTCTAATAGCAACTGCGTCTTCGGCATCAGGCTTGTCTATCCACTCATTGGCAAAGCCATTGAACTTAGGTGTACAAACCTGTGACCTGAATTGAAAGAACCTAGCACCTAGTCGTTCGCCGTCGTCGACTAGGTATGCTGGGTGCCAGACATCTAGAATAGTATTACTATTAGGAGTACCAGACATGGCAATCCTATTAGTAAAATGGTGGATGATATCTTTGAGATTTTTACTACGTTTGGCTGTGCGATTTTTAAAAGCGGTAAATTCGTCAATAACGATTGTATCGAATTGCTTACAATACCGTGTATTTTTACGTAAGAAGTTGACAGCTTCGAAGTTAGTGATGACCATATCGAGGTCATTTTGTTTAAATATTTTTTCCCTGTTTTTAGCATAAGCTACTCCATATTTTATATCGGGTTGGAACTTACGTATGTCCTCCCCCCACGCTGCTTCCAGTATTGAAAGTGGCGCTAGAACTAATGTTCTGCCTCCAAGTATAGCATGAGCATCTAAAACCGCACGAGTTTTGCCAGTGCCTGGGTCTGAGGTAATCATACATTTTGGATTTGCTACTATGAAATTAGTAGTCTTTTGTTGGTGGTCGTAAGCCACAGGTATATCGTTCATCGTTACTCCTTAATCGTTCTTTGTTAATCGTTATTCGTTAATATTATTATATCAGGTTTCTGCCCACTCGCAAATAGGGTGTTCACCCTTACCATACGAGCACCACTTGCAATTGTAATTGCTAGGGTTTGGCGGAAAGTCTGTTGCGGTAGTCATCGCTACTGCTCGATCGTGCAACTTGGGCATAAAGACCATAGCCTCATCCCGCGTATACACCTGTTCTAACATAGTGCCATGGTCGAGATACCATATTTCGGTCTTAGCAATCTGTAAGTCTGGGTATCTGAAGAAACTACCGATTGCGTAAACAAGTGCTTGTTGACTATGAGCGATCTCATTGCCGTACGCTTTACCTGTTTTGTAATCAATAACTCTTGCAGATGTTTCGTCTTCGTGTACAAACGCATCTAGTTTGATACGTCCCCACGTGTCAGGTGCCAACCAGCCAGTTGTTTCCCAACCGATTGTAAAACCCCAATCACCCTCAAGTTCTACTTTTGCATCAGCGTACATGGATCGGAGGGCCTTGAACTGAGATGTAAATTTTTTGAGGGTGTCAGGTAGTTCACCTAGCTTACCTGCTACATAGTCTTCAGCTTGTTTGTGTATTTCTGTACCACGTGCAGCTGCGGGACCGAAGTCCTCTTGCACTTTTTTTACTTTGGCTATGTAAGAGCGGTAAGCACAAGATTCAAATGTTTTTAAAGTCGAGTATGACCAGGCTGGTATATAGCCTAACTCGATGTCCTCCTTGACCTCAACCGTTGAGATTAGGTCTGGACGCTTGGATTGTGTTAGATTCTTCATCTATTAGTCCTAAGTCCCTTTCATCGAAGTGTTCTCCGATTAACTCCTTTTTCACATTATTATCTATTTTCCAAATCAATACAACCCCGCGTGGAATGCCAGCTGTACGATCCTTGCTAACACGTTTACGTGCGGTTTTTATATTTAGCCTGGACATACGTTTAGCAAACTCACGCTGTGAGATGGTGTTACGACTGTCAGTTAGTGCGTCGTACACAACTTTAAAATGAGCTAGTGGTATAACTTGCTCGTTATTAGATTGTGCTAACCATTCTTTAACGTATCGTTGTGCTGTACTAATTCCACCTGCGTCGAAAGTGTTTGTAAGTGGTATGTCTAATACTTCTGTAAAATATTCTAGGTTGCGTATGCGTATTGCATTTGCAAATTCTTCTAGTATAGACATAGATACTTCTTTCATTTCTTTCTTGGCATCGTTTTCTAATGCTGTATGAGCCATACGTGCGTCGACCTGGAAGCGCTGCAGTATGCCTGCCACGATATATA